CGTGTTCGCCAGCAGTAGTTTGTATCTCACTTAAGATATTTAATTTATCTAATTTGCTAGGATCGTTTAGGACTTCTGTAGCTAAAGATATCCAAGATTCGCTCTGAGATCCTAATATAATTGCTTCGGAAATTCCTTGTGCTAATTTATTTTGTTCAGCATTTAAAGATTTTTTAGAATATTTCTTTTTCAAACCTACTTCTACAATAGAATATAAATCTTTTGTTTTGTCCATGACTTTAGCGATTGCATCTTTTGCGTAAACAGAAGCGTTAGATCCAACAGGACGACCTCTTTCAGTTGGAGTCGTTGTCTTTTTCATTACAGGTTTAACTCCTGAACCTTCAGACACTGGAGGAGCAATAACAGGAACACCGCCAACAATTGGATTATAATATCCTTTCTTTCTTTCTTCTACGAACTTGGCTTGAGCCGCTCCCAACTCTTCTTGAGTTGGATAAATACCAGTTTCAATTACTCTCAAACCTTCTTCTGGAGGTAGTATTCCAAGCTCCATCATGCGCGTGACCACGCGATTAAATTGAGTCTCATCTTTAATAGATACTTCTTCAAACTTAGCGATAGGGCATTTGCCTTTAAATCCTAAGTTGCGAAAAATTAATTCCATTTCAGGCTGTAAGAAATCATTCAAGAAAGCTTTTCTAGCTTCTTTTAGTCTTTCAAAAAACACTTGGGCTTTTACAGTCGTGTTTGCAAACTTTTCTGAACCAATAAGTATGTTCTGCAATCCTTCTTTGATGTCTTCATTCACCACTTTATACTTCTCATATCCCAAAACTTTATTCATATCAGGAATAATGAACTCAGCTTTTGTTGTATAGTCTGCAACGAGAACGCGACCAACAGATTGATTGCTCAAAAGATTTTGCATTGCTTTTATATTCTTATGATTAATGCCTCCTTTACTAGGTTCACTGCCCATAGTTATCAATAGAATAACATTCTCAATTGTGCGGCAAATAGCTTGATCTATCTTTTTCATTTCCATCTTGAAATTGATATCATCAAGAACGGCGAAACCGAATGGTATGGCAAAAGGTTCGTAATCTTGCTTCTTATAAAAAGAATAAATAATATCTGTAGGATTTAATTGAATATTAAGTCCATCTCTTGACCATTGACCTAATCTGATTTTTTCTTTTGTAGTATCATCTAAACTATCGAATACTACTTTATCGTGATCGTTCTTAGGAGATCTAAGTCTTTCTAATTCGTATTCAGAAAGTATTTTGTGATAAACAACCTGATGCCAAGAACTTGTGTGATTCGTTGTTAAATAATAAGGATTGAGAAGCGTATATTGAACTGGAATTAAATTCTTTATGTCATATGGGGTAGGATAATTATATAATTTAATATCCGTATTATAAGATGCTCCATCATATGAAGCGTATGTTTCTAGAATTTTTTGAAAATCATCTATATCAAATTTAGCATTAATCTTGTAAAAGAAAACATTGCCGCTACGATAATACTCGCGGAAGTATTGATCTTTAACGTTCCACATTCTTGTATACTTCATCCATTTTGAGAAAAAGTCTTTTGATTTTTGACTTCCTCCTTCTAAATAGATTTCAGCATTAGCAAATTCAGACATAATATCAACAGCATTTCTAAAAATAGCTATATTTGCATAAGCTTTCTGGCATAACTCAATAGCGTCACGGATATTGTATCCATTAATTGAAGTTTCGAATGGCAACATTCCTTCTCTAATGTTTCCATATTTATAAATTTTTGGTCCTACATAAGCCAAATTTCTGCGTAAATTAGTGGACTCTCCTCCTCCACTTCTTTCATAACTAGAAGCTTTAGCCTCTTGTTGATAGAATGGATCGCCAACTAAAGAAGGTTCAGAAGCGTTATCTCTTAACATAGCGTCAAGCGGCTCAGACTGCCCTTCTTGAGCTTTAGAGAATTTGCCCCAGTAATCTGATCTTTTATTATATTTACGACTCATGTTAATAATAGTTACACATTGTGACTTTAAAAGTGACTTTTTAACTTTTAAGCTATAAACATAGGTTCAAAAGTTTCAGTCATATCTTCAACTTGAGTATTATTCATGTCGAAATAAATCTTGCACAACCAATTACCTAATACTAATGCAGAATAACTATCTTTTCTAGGTTTATCTGGTCCTGACTTACGCTTGAGGTTAGCTGGAAGATCAAAGTTCTGCATACCTTGAGCAGATGTTGTTATTTGTATAAGAGCGCATTCTGTTTTAGTTAACATTATCATGTCAGTTAAATGCTCTACAAAATCAATCATCTTTGCTTCTTCGTTTTCTTTTTCAGTGTCCAAAGCATTAGAGAATTTTAAATCTGTAATGCCAATGCGCTTTTTAGTTTGACTTCTAAAATTATCATCGATAGCTCTGCTGGCAAAATATGTGCGACGATGATCGAAATTCGCTTGCAACATTTCATTCGCTAATCGTATCCAACCCGAAGTTGGTTTTCTCAAGAAAACGTATTTATAATCTGATTTATTATATTCGGTTTTTGCAGAATATAAATTTTGAGCATATTCTTCGGGTCTTTCAAATTCTGTTACCATTGATTTTAAATTTATCTTAGCATCTTTAAATAATTCACTTTCATTACATGAATTCATGAACTGAACGCCACCATTATAGTCCATGCAGATTGCTATAATATTAAAATTCTGTAATAAATATAAGAAATATTTAATATGATCTTTTAAAGAAGATCCAGACAGAGCGTAAGAATGAATTAAAGTATTAATTTGTTTTTCTTTATCTATCTTTAGAACTTGAATAGCAAAATCATCTGACGACTCAGTTTCTGACCAAGAAGGATCTACGGCCAATATATATTCATCTTCTGGATTACCAACCACCTCAACAGCAGGAAGCTCACCATCAGGAACAGTGCATAAAGCCATTTTAGATATTTTAAAATAGCCAGAACTATCATCACTAAACTGTGCGCCGAACTCTCGCAAAAATTGCGACTCACTCATTGTCGATTTTGCTTGATTAATTAGATTTTGATCGTACAACTGAACTGGAGCGCAGTCATAAGAGAACTGCATAATGCATCGTTTAGTCTTTTCTTTATTTTTGGGGTTAGATATTAGATTTTCATACTGCTCATACAACTTATATAAGTATTCAAATTTAAAAGACGCTGAAGATAACGCTATTAATTTATTGTTAGGCCAGATATATCTATCTTCTTCAGTCATTTCTCCTTTAGCAATCAATTGAGTTTCAAGATTATAAAATTCTTCTCTTTGGGTTGGGTTTTGAACGACAGATAAGAATGGAATAATAACTTCGTTATAAATACGCTCTGGCATCAATAAAAACTCATCAATAATAATACGATGAAAACGAAAACCACGAAGCTTTTCGCCGTCACCTAATGGTAACGCACGAATACGACTTCTGCCGATCTCCATTACCCATTCATCATTAGACTTGGATATTTTTGTAATACATTGTTTTAAAAGATAAGCTTCAGGCTTGGCGGCAATGTCTTCTATCTTTTTAAATATCATTTTTGACTGACGAAATGATCGAGACAATATACCAGTTTCAACTCCTTGATTTAATATAGCGTCTAATACAGCGTAAATACCAGTAGTATAAGATTTACTCATACCACGCGACCAAACTCCTAAAAAATAATCACTTTCCAACATGCCTTTAATAGCCATATGTTGAAAAGGAAATAGTTTGACACCAGTTATTAAATCAGTAGCGAAAGTAGTGTTATTACGAAGAAATTGATAAAACAATAACTTCGCTTCTCGTTCTTCTATGTATCCAGGTATCTGCGCTAACTCCTCATTGGAAATTAAACGCGATTTCCTTGGCACTTGGTTGCCTGTTTCCCAACTCATTGTCTAAAAAGTATTGTATGTCTACCTGCCACACTGACTTACCATGATATAATAATTTAGGTATAATATCTAAAGATTTATTTCGACTGCCAGTAAAAACAAACTGTATATGTCGCGGATATTTATGACATAAAGAGCGCATATTATGAAAAACATATTCTAAGTTTGTTTTTCTATTATACTTACGTTGATTTATTAATATGCTATTTATACTGCTTTCGATAACCACGAATAAATAACAATTCAATTCTACCGCCTTTACGACTTCTTTTTCAAATCTTTCTATTCCAGAAGCCATAGTGCCTAGAAAATCAGATTCGCTTTTTCTATCAACGAATGTATTAGTGAAATACTTTTTGTCAGCAATTAAATAATCTCCTACAAATATTTTTTCTATTTTAGATTTAGAAAACTCTAATGCATCTTGTTCTCTAGTGTCGATCAATATTGGCAAGTGAGACACATCTGTTTTATTAAAAGCTTCTGGTAAATTTTTATTATATAAAGGTTCAATATTTAAAATCTTACAAGCGTTGGTGTAAGAACCAAAATGCTTCTTATAAATATTTAGACTCGGTAAATCAATAGTTATTAATTCATTATGAAATGGCGCGAAATGATATTGTTTTTCATCTATTCTTTTTTTAAGCATCTCAATACATTTAGTTTTTACATTTTCTGGATTTGATGAGTTTTCCCATTTAAGAAACTCAGTATAATCTAAAAACTCCATTTCAAAATATTGTTTCTTATTTTTAAAAGGTATTTGCTGGCGATAATAAAGAGAACTTCTTGGATAATGCGTACAATAATACTCCGCTTGATAAAGATTATGCTTTTTCAAATGGGCGTGAAAAGACTTATCGTTACTAAAAGGTTCGCTACAGATTTTACACTGAATCATATAGCATCTTCTTTAGAAATCCCTAAAATTCTAGCTTTCCATGAAGACATGTTCTCCAAACGATCAGCTTCATCCTTAATAGTACGTTTTTGCATATCGGCAATTTGAATCATCATTTTACGTTCTTGTTCGTCTTGGAAAAGCTCTACAAGATTAAGTATCGAAGCGTTCTTCTGATGTGTTTGCTCCACTCTCTTAGATCGTTCGCCATTGAGTTTTTGTATACTCTTGTCTATACGTCCAGCGCACTGATTGTATTCTTCAGAGATCGTCTTAAGAACCTCAGTTAGACGCATTGTGAAGTCTTTCTGATCTTGCGTCTCATTGAACATATCATTTATCTTGTTCTTTTTAATGTCGATCTGTCTTAGATTGATATAATCCATACAGACATTAATATACAAATTAATTTCATCGATAGTTAAGTCAGGCTTGTCCCAAACAGAGCGCACGAATTCTGCTTCAAATAATTCTTTGTCGATAGAGCTGTTATATGAGTCGTAATTGCCAACGAATCGCGGACTCGATAGATAAGTTAATAATTTTTCCATCCATTTTCTATGCTGCAAAGATAATTTTTCTTCAGAAATGTTTTGGGCGCACCATTTATTTGTTTTATTAATTACTGTTTTGATTGAGCGTGGAACAGAGTATTTGTCGCCAACCCCAGACTCATTATCTACAAGGTACTCAGGATATTTTTCTTTTATGTATTTTTGAACGGCCCTGTATTCAGGTGTTATAAAAATATTAAGACTTTCAAGACCTGCAAATTTTTCATGAAATATTAATTCGGTTACTTGTCTAGGAGTTATTTTTGTCTTGATGTTTTGATCAATAAATTCGCAATTTTCTTTTGACAATATTTCTATTGTCTGTGTCGGCTTTGGTTTTTCTTGTTTTTTTACAAATCCAGTTGTTACTAGAAAATCTCTAACGAGTTTAGCCTCTTTAGCTCTGCCTGTTAAATCTTCACGATTATAAAGTAGATTAGCCAGAACAACATAATCTTGAGTTCCTTCGTTAATTTTCTTTAATATAAATGCTTTGTTTTCTTCTGTTAACATATTAAGATGAGAAGATGTCGTTTTCTTTTAATAACGCTTGAGCTTTAACATATAACATTTTTTTTAAATTTTTTATTTGTTTGTAACCAGCTTTTCTTCCTTTTTCACTGGTCTTAAACTTTAAGACCTGAGCTACTTGGTCATCGCTGAGATTATCTATGAAAAACATTTTATATATAAAGAAATGCTTATCTCCTAAACTATTTTTCATTAAACCATGCAGCTTACTTTCAGCATTTTTATAATCATAGCTTATACTTGATTCACAATTCATAAAATAATTTTTATGATTTTCTAAACTAACAGTCATCTTAACATCGTAAGCGGCTTTTTTTACTTTCTCCCATTTAGCATACAATGGACATTCATTACATTGTTTACCGCTGGTCGTAAAACCACATGGCATTTCTATTCCAGAATCACCTTCTTTATTTTGATTAAATGGACAAGATAAACAAGGACGGGCAAAACTCGTATAATTATTGCGTATGATATTTCTAATTTGATTCGTGACTATGCGATTCACCCAAGGTTCAATCGCTCGCGATTGATCCCACAGATGCCATTTCTTATATATATGAAGCTTAATAACCTGCTCTATATCTTCAAAGTCAAACCAAGTAATCGCTTTTAACTTCCATTTATTTCTTCGCTTCTTGATTACTTGGTTAATAATCTCATACATGTCTTCAAATTTTTTCTTTTTACGATTCATCTATGTCTTGTATTGGGCGCGAACTACACTCCTTCAACGACTGACTTAGAAATTCTTCTTTAGTGAGTTTTCTATAATTAGAATTTGGTCTTGAACTTATTCTTTCGCTTGGATCAACTGGAGGAGCGTTAAACAAATCTTTTCCTAAATATTTATTACCTACTGGTCTTTCAATTTCATAAGACAGTTTAGAAGGTCTAACGAAAGTTGTCGGAATACCATCTTCATCTACTTCTGTATTTTGTTTTCGAGAAGCGGATCTTGATTGCAATGGGTTTTGTAAAATTGGTTTACTGATGTTTGCAAATCCTCCTAAAGAAACCCCACAGTTAGTACAGAATTTAGAACCTTGGGCATGTTTTGTTCCGCAACTTGAACAGTAAATATTACTCATGGTTATTATATCAATGAATGTTTGTTTTATCTAATCTCTTAAGAGAATGAACAATATACTTTAGAATTTCACTACGCATAATGTCTTCTTCGTTGAATTCAAAACAATAAATGCCCCTTTCTTCGCTTTCTTTATTATTAAACAAATCATAGATTTTCATAAAACCAGATTTGTTTCCAATATCTGATTGCATAGCGTCTCCGCAGATAAACATTTTAGTATTCTCGCCAATACGAGTGAGAAGAGTAATCAATTCCTTGCTGCTATAATTCTGAGATTCATCTGCAATAATAATCTTCTCATTCCATGTGGCACCTCGTAAGAAGTTGACAGGCAAAGCCTCTATAATACCACTAGTTTCAAGATATTTTGATTGGGACATAGGGATAAGCTCATCCAACTTATCATACAACGGTATCATAAAAGGATTAAACTTTTCATCTACAGTTCCAGGCAAAGAACCTAATCCTCTTTCTCCAGACTCGACGATTGTTCTAATGTATTTGATCTCATACTTTGAATTCATGTTTAACATATGCAATGCACAATAAACAGCTAAAAACGTTTTAGAACTTCCAGCGGGTCCGTTAATAAAAACAATTTTAGTATTTTTATCAAAAGCTATTTGAGCAAAACTTTTTTGCTTGTCTGTTAAATTAAAATTCTTAATTGTTAATTTAGTCGATTTGAAGCTATTATTTGCTATAATATCGTTCAGATCGTGTTTTTCTTTTTGAATTTTTTTCTTTTTGATTGACATACTATAAATAAATTTACACTATTATATATGATTTTTCACTGTTTGAGCGTTCCTTACTCGCCTACTAGAAAAGATGTTTCATTATGTGCTTTTGTGCAAAAAGTTTATAAATTTTGCGACGAAATGACTAAGAGGGGTCATACTGTTTATCATTATGGTCATGAAAACTCTATTGTTAATTGCACAGAACATATTAATGTTACTAATAATAATATATTGATAGGCAGTTACGGCAACTTAAATAATTGGAAGATTAAAGGATTCGATCAAAATGTAAATACAAAAGCTGTTAATATATTTAATGACAATTGCGTTACAGAGTTAAACAAAAGAATAAAATCAAATAATGAATTTATATTATGCTGGTTTGGATTCGCGCATGAACCATGCGTTAAACACTTTTACAATAAAGCTATAGTAGTAGAACCGAGTATTGGATATGACAGCATGTTTGCTCCAATTAAGATATTTGAAACTTATAGTCAAATGCATAAAATGCATGGAAATTCTAAAACTAATATTAATTTTGGTAATGAACATGTGATTAATCCTGGGTTTAATCCTGATGATTTTTTATATAGTAGAAATAAATCACAAACAGCTTTATTTTTAGGTAGAGTAACTGAATTAAAAGGTGCAAAACTAATATACGATATATGTAATCATATCGAACAAGAAATTATTTTTGCCGGTCCAAATTTAACAGGCTTTATAGATACAAAATATTGCAAATTTATTGGATTTGTTGGTCCTGAAGAAAGAAAACACTTACTTAGTCAAGCAAAATTTTTATTCGCACCATCATTATTTATCGAACCTTGTAATTGGACCGTAATAGAAGCTCAATTTTCAGGCACACCAACTATCACAACAAACTTTGGAGGCTTTGTTGAAACAGCGGTTCAAAATAAAACTGGTATAAGATGTTCAAATATTAATTCAATGATAACTGCTATTAAAAATGTTGATAA